TTAAGAACATATGATGAACTTAATGTTTGTGATCCTGGTGTTGAGATTTGAACGAATGCTACATATGGGCCTGAAGTAAAGTCTGGTGCAGTATTTGTACCATTGACTACTGTTGCGCCTGTTGCTACTCTATAGTAGTAATAGACTGGAGCCGCATCATATTCACCATTGTATGAATACTGTGCATACACAGTACCAGCTGGGATTGCTTGTCCACCTGTTGAATCTGCTGAATAGATTTGTGCCCAATCAGAAGTTGCAAAAGTTGGTGTTTTAGCAGTATAAGATGCTGATGTTGAATCATATTCAGAAACTACTGGCTGTAAGCCTGTTCCGTCAACCTTAACCCATACAGAGCCAGTCGGTGCTGGTTGATTCTGACCTTGTTGCCATAATGGCTGTTGAGCAGATGTTCCGTAAAATGTTCTTGGTTGAAATCCTGTAGTTTGTGTTCCTGTGAAACCTAAGTCTGTGAAGATTGTACCTGTACCATTATTCAATCTAATAAAGAATGGTGTTTCAGGTGATCCTTGATCTCCGCCTGTTTGATTTGAATAAATTTCTAATTTGTTATCAACTACACCTGCTGAGATATAATCCCAACCTAATGCGTTAATGTCTGCCGCTAACTGACCGATAGTGTTATTCGGTGCTGCCGATACTGTTAAAGTAACTAGGTTAGTACTATTGACAATTAAGTCTATAGTGTCACCTTGTGTTAACGTAGGATTAGATGTAGGTGCTGTAATAGTTGGCCATGATTTCATCCAATCTACAGTTTCTAGACCAACCCATTGGTTAGAACGATTCTTGTACCAGTATGTTGGTGCCTGAGAATTGTTAGGATCTCTGTAATTAGGTATTGCAACTACTGCATAGTCACCGATGCTTCCTACTGATTGTAGAGGAGTACCGATTGATACTAATGTAGAATCAGAGATAACGATTGGCGCTTGAGTTGTGAATGCACCTGTTGTTCTATTAAACTCATTGATTCCCCATGTAGAAGAAGTTGTGTTTAACCAGAAAGAACCGTTTGTTGGTGCTCCAGTTGGACGACCTGTTGATCCTACTAAACTTGCTAAGTCAACGTCTGCTCTTAATACAAATACTTGATTTGAGATACCAAGTGCTGAATAAGCCGCTAATAATCCATATTCGTTTAATTCATAGCCTTGTAACGGAGTACCGTTTGATGCTGTATAAAAGAATGGGTTACCGTATAAAGTAACAAGATCACGTTGAGATGTGACTCTGTATAATTTACCTGCATTTGCAGAAGTCGTTGCCGCCGCTGTTGCAGTTGATGTTGGGTCCGCTTTGTCTTGTGCTGTTGCTAACAAGAAGAAGGGGATTGATGCTGTTGCGCCTGGTAAGTATTGGCTTTCGTCAATAATGCTTACTTCTACGCCTGGTGATGTTAGTGCCATAATAATATTCCTTTTGTATGATTTTGAGGGTTACACCCTGATTGTTTTTTCATAGTATTATTTATCATGTATTACAAAAAATGCTGGATTAAGATACCTTCGAAGGTATTTTTATAAATATAGTTATGAGTTTACCTAGACCAATTTGTAAAATTTGCAACAGAAAAGTGTGTGCCGTGAACTATATTAAGAATGGCAAACGACATTATAGAAGTATGTGCAATCAATGCGGCAAGACAAACAAGACAAGAAAGCCTATATATCTATGGCAACGAGCAGGATATGAAAAAGATAAGGTATGTTTTTTGTGTGGATTTAAAAGTTTATATCCTACACAAATGGTTGTGTATCATATAGATGGACGACCTCAAAACGTAGACTTTCAAAATCTAAGAACGATTTGTCTGAATTGTATTGAGGTCGTAAAGAAAAAAGAAATTGTTTGGGTTAGGGGCGATTTAACCGTCGACTACTAACAATGATTTCCATATGCTTATGCAATTCATCGATTGTATTATTATTGTCTACAATAAAATCATACTCTAATCCAACACTACTGTATTCACTTGCATGAACACCGCAATCTACTAAATTTGCTATTGCTTGTGGATTCTTAGTTCTATTATAATCCATTGCATGTTCTATCCATTTAGGATCATCACCTCTGCAAACTCTTAAAGTTGTACCACCTGCATTTTTAATTGCATCAACTTCATTTTCAAATCTACAATCAGTAATAACCACATCATCTTGTATCTTACGCAATTGATTTTCAACTGCTGATACCCAGATATCATTATGAAATGAACGTCTACCTACTTCAGTTCCCCAATACTGTAAGACCCAACGAGGAGTTAGATGAGGCATGTTCAATCGTTTTGCCCACCACTCGTCAACTTCTTCTCGCCACTCTCTACTAGATTGAGTTGTACCTTCTAGCATTTCTCTGTCCCAGCCAAAGATAGCAGATACACAGTCCTTTAAAGGACCCGCATAACTTAGTTTCCTAAAGCCGTGAAATCGAATTAAATAATCAGCCGCAGTATCTTTACCGCTGCCTATAAGCCCTGTAATGCCTATAATCATATGGAATAGTCCTCTAGTCAAGTAGTCACTAGTATAAACTATATGAGAAAGAATGTCAAGTGTTTTTGGGTAATTAGCCCTGAATCCATGTAAGAGGTTGTGAGTAGTCAACGTAGTCTCTTAAGTCTTTGAGACATGCTTCTTGTGCCGCGGCTCCTTCTGCTTTCATAGCCGCACCATTAAGAGCAGTACCACCAGACGGACCAGCAATAGTTGAGAATTTCTCACGTGCTTGACCAAGAGTGATCATACATGTTGCTAATGTATAATTTTCTATCCAAGGAGCAATGCCCGGATCTTGTAAGAGAGTTGTTTCTGGACGTAAAATGTCAGCCCAAATAAGAATCTGTTCACCTGATCCTTTGAAGTCTCTTACAAATCTAATTGTTTTAGTTACTGGATCAAATGTGTAGATAACAAAACCACCAAACATTCTAGCGGCTAGTTCTACGTACCCTGCATAGAAGTCATATGTTGCTAGACCACCTGCATAGTTATAGTTTAACAAGTAAGTGTTTAAGATAGCAGATGAGAATGGATCAAATGATGATGCACCTGGGCCTGTTTCAAGTCCGATTGTGCGTCTGAAACATTGTCTGACATTAATGAACTCTGTTGGTAGTGTATAAGTATCTGTGTTCCTTTCTACCGTTAATAAAGTATAAGTTTCTTGTACTGAATTTTCTGCACGTTGTCTATATACTTTGATTGCGAGGTTATATGCGGCTTCGTAATGTTCTGGATCTAATTCCAAATCAATGATTCCGTCACCTAGCCTATAACGGACCTGATCGAACAAATTCTCTTTAAGTTGCTCGAGGTTCTCGTTATTTGGGACTGCTAGTTCTTCTGATGCCATACTAATAAATTCCTGTTTCTAGTATTTATCAGACTAAATGTTTTTCTGTTTTATATAATTGGCTAAATCTTGTGCCCTAGACATATGTGCATCTGCACCATGATGTCCGTACTTAGCATTTGGATTAATCATTCCTGCTTGTTTGTACTTTTCGTAAAATCCATGATCATTGTTTCTATACATGTAATATCTTTTTGCATCTATCTTTGCTAGATAAGGTTTTAACCATTTCATATTTCTATCGTTAAAAGCAATACCAGAATTAGTCATTAAATATCTGATATTTTCTGCTTTAAAAAAGTATTGCAATGATAAGGCATCTTTAGCAGTCATGCATTCAGTATAAATCTCTGAATACACTAAAAATCTTTGTGCTGTTAAGAACTGTTCTTTTTCTTGTGGTGCAACATGATGTGGATCAGTCATTGCATTTACTTGCACTGAATCTAAAAATGTTGGATCAGCCCAATCAGCACATGTATCTTGGTTAATTCCTACTTTGTGTGGTACGGGTGCTTCTATTCTACAACTTTCTGCCCAGTTAACTAAAACAAAAAGGTTGTTGTTTTTGTTAGACACTAAATCTTGGTTAAGTGTAAACCAATTTAGTACACTACGATGTATTGCGCCGTTAGACGAACCATTTCTCGCAATGTTAATCGGTTTGTGATCTATTAGTTTTGCTAATTGATTGCCAAAACTTGCTTTTCTATTTTCTGGACTTGATAGGTTACCATCAATCTCCGACCCTGCGGCGTGAGAACACCCCGCAATCAACATATAATTTGCCATGTATTAAAATGCCTTAAGAATAATCATTTGATCGTTGAAACGACCTTTTGGTTGAACACCTACTGCTTTGATGTCATCAAAGAATTTGCGTGCCGCGGGCTTACTGCCCATAATTTCTTTTATTTGTTCTTTGGGTTTACGTAATGTTTTAATTGCACTCTTAGACTTGTCAAATCCATACAATGTATTACCCTTAACAAACATTTCCCCACTCATATCATCTGCAATATAGTGATGAAGTTTTCTTTTAGCAGTATCATAGCACCATGCTTCTTTAGATAGGTGTAATTCTGCTGGTCTAATGCTTTCTAATTTAAGTTTAGTTGTATCACACTCAAAAGCCTTTTGATACTTCAACTTCTGTGTTGCTTTCTCAGGAGTGATAGGCTTAGTCTTACGTCTTGCTCTATTTTTAATCTTAAGAGCCTGATATGAATTTAACACACCGATCATTGTATCATATCCAGCAATAATACCTTTGATTTTTCTTTTAGAAAAATGACTGTATGCTTCAACTAACTGTTCGTCTTTACCTTCAATAACTTCTTTAAATTCTTTTTGTTCTTTTGTGTAAAACTCAACTAGTTGAGGGATATGATTGGGTAAAGGATTGTATGAATTGAGAATACGCATGATGTTAGTATTAAATTTAGCATCAATTTTTATTTCATCTTCAAAGAACTGATCCATAACACCATCAATCTCTCCACCTGCTTCTAATAATTTACCTAGCATGATATCTTGTATAGAAGGACGATTGGGTTTGTCTTTTGCTTTTTCTTCTTTGACTTGAGCAATCTTCTCGCCCTTTTCTAGCCATTCTTCTTTGAGTTTTGCAATATGATCAATATGAGGTTGAGGCATATAACCCACTTTATCCAAGAACCAAACTGAAGTAGATGTTCCATTAAAGTTCCAATCAGGGTTTCTTAAAATAATTTCTATTTCTTCATCAGTGTAACCCGCTTCTTTTTTGATCCACGTTTTGCAACGCATCAATCTTTTCTTGTCCCCAATCTCAGTTCGGATAAAGTACTGAGCATCTTGGAATGCCTTTTCCTGTCCTGGCCCGTCAGTGATACCTTTGTACTGTTCCCATTTAGGTTCAGGTGTGAGATAAACTGTTTTTACTTTCCGTCTAGCCATTTGACCCCTTATAACTTTTATTGTTCATACTTAGTGTGAGCATTATACATTAAATAATTTTTAACTTCAACCTTCTATTTACCCAAATTCTCGCAGAACTTAAGATTAGATAAATATATATATGCCAAGACTAAGTTTATACCGGGAACAGAAACAAAACGACTATCGTTTCTTAGACAGAAATATATCTGAGCAATTGACTGTGGGTGGTACTGATTTATACATTCACAAATATGCTGGGCCGTTGGATCAAGGTCCTTCTGCTGATTTTACACAGCCTCAGTATAGTCAGATGGATCCTACAAACATACAAGATTTGCTGTTCTTAGAGAACAGAGACAGAAAATATGAAAAGGATATTTATCGATTACGTGGTCATTACTCTGTACAAAACTTAGACTTTGATCTTAGTCAGTTCGGCTTATTCTTAAGTAATGATACTATTTTCATTAATGTTCATTATAATGACATGATCGATATCATGGGTAGAAAACTTATGGTCGGTGATGTTATTGAGTTACCTCATTTACTAGACTACAATCCTTTAAATGATGATGCAACATTATTTCCAACTGCACTTAAGAGATTTTATCAAGTTACAGATGCTAACTATGGTAGTGAAGGGTTTTCACAAACTTGGTTCCCTCATCTATGGAGAATCAAATGTGAGAAACTAGTAGATAGCCAAGAGTTTCAGGATATCTTACGCAATCCAGTTGACATGGACAACTACTTGGGAGACTGGGATAAAAACAAAACATACCCTGCAGGGTATACAATGACATTTGGTGACAAAAACTATATTGCATTACAAGAAGTACCCGCAGGAACTAAACCCGGTTCAACTGATCCAGATCCTTATTGGGAACTAGATACAGGTCAGACACTAAAAGATGTCTTAGGTCGTTACAACGAAAATATTAGAATCAATGATGCTAACTTAAAAGAAGCGGCACGTATTGTACCCAAAGCAGGTTACGATACATCAAACTTATATGTTGTGCCCGGATATGGTATCTATGAAGCAAACAATGTATTTTCAAACAAAGAAAATCAACCCGCTCCACCTGTCGATGTTAGATCATGGATGCCTGGCAATAGTCCGTTAAGTGCTACTGGTGAAGTCATCACAATGAAAAGTGACAAATACAAATACGAGTCATCAGGTATCAGAATACCTAAAGAAGTTATTGATGTAATGCAAGCCAAACACGGAGAGCAGGGTATAGACTTAGAAGCAATGATAGAAAAGTTTGTACAAGCAAACTTATCAATTGCAGTTGAAGCACCAGAGATGTCTTCAACAGGCTCAGGACAATTAGAAGGAACAAAACTTCTTACAGTTAATATTTCAGGACCTGTTACGGGTCCATATGGTACTGCTGATAACACTTATGCAACAGCAGACCAAGATCCTACAGCGGCAGGGTTCACAGGTACGGAACCTTATGGTCCGAATACAATGGACTATCGTGCTGACTGTGATCCTCGTTTTCAATTCATAGCAAGATATACTCCACGTGACTTTGGTTACACTTCAGGTTACTTGTCTGGCGATGGTACTCCACCAAATGGTTTACCCGCAGGTGCAGGAATTTCATTCCCATCAAGTCCTCAAGTAGGAGATTATTTCTTAAGAATAGATTACACACCTAACGTGTTATATCGTTGGTCAGGAACTCTTTGGTTAAGAGTGAGTGAAGATGTAAGAACAACAACTGGTTATACTGCATCAGATACTTCGCAACTTTCAGGCTTCATAAATAACGATGCGAATATATATAACAACAATGACGGTGCAAACATTTCGTCTGCACAAGGATTAAGTTCTATATTAGATTTAGAACCAGATGACAACCCACCAAGTGATGGAACATAATGGCACAATATTTTTACGACAACCAGATAAGAAGATTTTTATTACAGTTTGCTAAGATTTTTAGTAATTGGTACGTGACACAAGGCAATGATCCAAACGGTAATCCTATTTTAGTTAGAGTGCCAATTCAATACGGTGATTCAAGTAGACAAGCATCAACTATTATTGCTAACAACTCTGCTTCTAATCTTCCCTCTGCGCCTTTAATAACTTACTACATCAGCGGGCTAGAATATGATCAAAGACGAACACAAGAGCCTTACTTTGTAGAGAAACAGAATGTACGTCAGAGAGAATACGATCAGTCTACAGCACAATATGGTGAGACACAAGGTCAAGCATTTACAGTTGAAAAGTTAATGCCAGTTCCATATACACTTAGATTACAAGTAGACTTTTGGACAACTAACTATCAACAAAAATTAGAATTGATTGAACAATTAGGAACACTATTCAATCCGTCATTAGAAATTCAAAACACTGATAACTTTATAGACTGGACATCGTTAACAGTTGTCTATCAGGATGGACTAACATTTTCATCACGTTCTATACCACAAGGTACAGGTAATCCAATTGATATTATGTCATGGAAGTTTTACTTACCCATGTGGTTGACAACATCATCTAAACTCAAAAAGTATGGTGTTATTAACAAAATCATTACTTCAATCTTTGATGGTAAAACACAAGAAGATATGCAAGACGATGATTTGTTATTAGGTACAAGACAAAAGATATCTCCATATGGATATCAAGTATTGTTTATTGGTAACTCATTACAACTGTTACCTCAGAATGAAGTAGATAATCCATCAAACTTTGATTTAACTAAACCAGTCAATCCAGATACTGATTTATATTGGACATCAATCTTAAATATGTACGGTGCTTATCGTGCAGGTATCTCTCAGATATGGCTAGAAAATCCGTATATGGATACAGAGATTGTAGGTACTATAGTTGTTGATCCACTTGATGATCGTTATCTAATCTTTAATGTTGATGAAGATACATTACCACAGAACACATTAGATCCAGTGACATCAGTTATTAATCCTCAAATATCAGGACCTAACTCAGGCTTACCGGGACCTGTTCCTAATGTCAGATACTTATTAGTTAGTGATATTGGTTCTGATACTTCATCTTGGGGAACAATCATAGGCAGTCAGACAGGTCAATCAACAGCACCTGAAACACAACAAGCAACTACATTAATACCCGGAGTAAAGTATCAAATTGCTACTATTGGCACAACAGATTTCAGAAACTACGGAGCACCTGCAAACACAATTGGTACTCAGTTTACAATGAACAATGTACAACCAGAAGGCACTGGTACAGTATTCACTGTAGTAGAAGCCCAAGCAAATGATATTCTACAATTCAATGCAGATATTATGACTTGGTTCATTGCATTCGATTCAAGTGTTTATCCAGATGGTCTTGAGTATGTTACTAACTTAACTACAGAGATTCAATATCGATGGGCGGCTACCCCTGCTGATTCAGTTCAGCCCGGTCTTCCTGCTCAATGGATGAAGTCTTATGAGGGTTATTACAACGAAGGTGATTACAGTATAGTTATTTAAGGGCTACCCAGTCACTCACTAAATAACTGTATGGCGATCATTATTAATCAATCTGCTGGTATATTCTTTTATAGTAAATCTACTAGACGTTCTCTTTATCTATTAAGAAATGAAAGTAAAAATCCTACATGGTCTATTCCAGGTGGTAAGATAGAAAAGAATGAAACATTACTAGCCGGACTAAAAAGAGAATGCCAAGAAGAAATTGCATATTGGGACGATGATTTTAAATTGGTACCAATACAAAAGTTTGTTAATAATACATTTGCATATCATACATTCTTCTGTGAAGTAGAAGAAGAATTTCCCCCAATTCTTAATGACGAACATTGCGGATATGCTTGGGTAGGAGATGACAAGTATCCTAAACCCTTACACCCCGGATTGTTCTCTACAATCAACATTGATAATGTCGTAGAAAAATTAGCAAGTCTTAAAAATTTATGATTACTGTCATTGCTGTTGACGGAGCATTGGGAGAAATCATAGTAGACATCTTAAATGCAAACGGTGTCAATGCAACTTATGCTTCATCACCTGCAGTTCACATCACTGATAAAATTGTTTTTGTTACGTATGGCTTTGAAGGCTTCCCATTTGTTATGACGAAAAGATGGCTTAATTATAACGATGAAGACTTTGAAGACTGGACTCAACATTGGCTGGGCAGAATAGAAATCAACGATAGATCAGATGTTACCCCTGAAGAATGGAAACATCATGTGTCCAAAAGTTTGGAACATGTCGGTGTTTATTACCCATATAATGGAATCTTGTCTACTCTATTGGATGAGAACTCAGCACATGATCTAAACTACTGCGAAATAGAGTTAGATGCTATATTAGACCGCCGTAGAGACGTTTTAAGCGCCTTGAGTGAGTTTACTAATGAAGATATTACCTATGATTTATTCGATGATGTCGTTGGATCTGTGCAGTCTGAGGTTATGCCCTGGATTTGACCCAAAAAGAAAGGGTGACTAGCACCCCTTCTTAATCTAAATGAATTTAGTGTGACATCCAAAATTCTATTAATGAATATCCTACTGAACCTAATACTAAACCTGCACCCATAAGCATCCATCTCCAACGTTCTAATGCTGTGATCTTAACAGCCATCAAATCATGTGATTCCTGATTAGACTTGTTAAAATCATTCAGCATCTTATGAGTTGACGCATTGCCTTCTTTTATTAATTCAGAATTAGTTTTAATATCTGCTTTAACATCTTCGAGGGCAGTATCGAACTTTTGATCAAGGTTTTTAAACTCAACTTTAAGTACAGCAATGTCAGTATCGTACTGTTGCAATTGCTTTTGTGCGTTACTTTGTGCCATTTAAATCACCTACTCTATTATGCTGAAGGAAGTGTGATAACTGGTTTTGTTGAACCGGCTAGTGGGCTACCAACGATTGTTTCAAACGTTGCCTGCATTCCAGACTGATCATCCTGAGTATAGTCTGATCCACTATCGTTAGTGAATGCTAAACCATTAACATCAGATACAGATTCAATAAAAGTAGTTGCCGCATTGTCATATGTACCTTCAATGCTCATTTCACCTGCAAGTAAATCTGCTTGTGCTTTTTTGACCATTGTGCAGATACCTGTTTTGGTTCCTGCCGCATTGCTTACTAAGTACTTTCTTTTGCCTTTTTGACGTTTGATGTAAACTGCTTCGTCTTCAGAACCAAGTACTGAAATTTCACTCTTTGTAAATGTTGCTGAAGCACTTAAGTCTAATTTTTCAATGTTTGCAGTTGATACAACAGTTGTTGTTGTCAATTGTAATGCTGGTCCACCTAATGTTGCTGAAACACTAAAAGTTGTTCCACTATCAATTGTTTTAACAAAGTAAGTAGTACCTGCTGTTAGTCCACCGATGTCTGCACCAAAGTAAATTGGAGCATCTAAATCAAATGCACCTGTTGCAGTTACTGTGATTAAGTCAGTTGTTGCATCTGAACTTGCTGTTGGTGTTGATACTACTGCTAATGCAGAGACTGTACCTAATGGTACGTTAGCACCGTTTGATGCATATGATACTGTACCAGTACCTGCACCTGCGCCAGTTGCTACGAATACTTCACCTAAGTTAGCACCTGTTGCTCCCATTGAGATCCATTGTGCCGCAGATGTACCAAGTGTATTGTCGATTACATAAGTAACGCCAGTAACTAAAGCACCTACTGTAAATGGTATGTTGTCGCCTGTGAATGAAAGTTGCTCACCTACTACTATGTTAGTAGTAAAGTCTGCATCTTTGTCACCGTATACGTCAGTTGTAGAACTATCGAACCAGAACTTGCCAGGTTGTGCTGTAGCAATTGCACCAAATGCAGTTAACTGTTTGCCTTCCTGTCCTGTGTCTCCACCGACTACACCCATATCTTGTGGTGTGTCTGCTGGATATCCAGTATCAACTTGGTTAACACTGAGTTTAACACTTCCGCCAGTTGTAGTTGTTAATGTTGGTGAGACTTGAGGTTGTACTGAAGGGGAAGTATTTAATGCAGTAAAAGTAGTTGCTGAAAGCACTTCATTTACAAAATAAGTTGTTCCGCCAGTTAATCCACCTACTGTTGAAGCAGGTACAAATCTGTCACCTTGTGTCATTCCAGTAGTAGAATCTACTGTAATCACGTTTGTAGTTGCAGTCGTATCGGATAGTACCGGTAAGGCTGCGACCTTTGCTATTTTTAATTTATTCGCCATGTTATTTCTCCTAATATATAGTTGACGTTCTAGGTCACACGTTCGGTGGGAATAAGCACCGCATGAGATTGTTTAAAGAGTTTTCGATAAACGAGAACAATCATATGTATTTATGATTAGATGAAATTTTTGTGGTTTATAGACGACCGACTGCTACTTCAATTACAGTCATTTCTCTATCGTCTTTATCTTCGATAGCCTTACCTATTGTCATTCCAGGATGCATAATAGTAGCAACATGATACCAAGCAGTTGCACCACCTAGACCATCACTTACCATGATATCACCTTTCTGACATGTGCCTGTAACTTTACATGGTACTCGACCTTGCAATGCTATAGCAAGTGGTATACCCTGTGTATTTGAATTCATAATGTATGCTGGATTAGTTGATACTACCCCTGCTACTCGTCTGCTACCTTTCTCACTAGAGACATGAATTTCTTTACTGCCACCAAAGCATACTACAGTACCTGCTTCATAGGCTTCTTCACTGTCATAATACTCAGCCAAGTCAGCATATGTTGATTCTAGTCTGGATCCTGTTGTTAGTGTCCAGTTACCTGTAATTGAACCTGCTGTTGTGTTTGCACCAGTTGTAAGAGTAGGTGTTTGTACTGATCCTGCATCTACTAATCCAGATACGGTCAATGATGTTAAAGTGCCTGTGCTTGTAATGTTTGGTTGCGCCGCAGTATATACTGTACCTGCAACTAATGCATTTGCTGATTGACCCGATACATTTGCACCTGCTACTGAATTTGCTACTTGTGCAAAATCAACTTCACCTGTAATTTGTTGTCCGGGAACTGATGTTAAGTTTGCGCCATCGCCTGATACATATGTAAACACACCACCTGTTGCATTGACATTTCCTGCTCCAGCATTTCCAGATACAGTTAACGATGATAGTGTACCAAGACTAGTAATATTTGCTTGTGCGGCTCCTGAAACAGTACTGGCTACTGATGCTAATGCTACAGTACCCGATACATTTGCGCCAGCAACTGTGTTAGCAGTAGCGGCAAAGTTAACTTGACCTGCAACGTTTGCACCTTGAACATTTGAAATATTACCTGCATCTCCTGACAAGATACCAACAACATTACCTATGAATTGATCTGCGGCTACTTTGTTAGTAAATGTTGTGTGAGTTGCGTTTGATGTTATATCTTGGAAGCCTAATGTGATAGACGATCCTGAAAGATATAAATCTCTGAATCTGTTTGTGTTGTTACCTAAATCATATGCAACGTTAGCATCTGGAGTAATGTCTCCTGATACTTCTAAACTTGTAAGTGTACCAAGACTTGTTACGTTTGGTTGTGCGGCTGTTGCTAAAGTACCTGTGAATGTTGATGCGGCTACATCGTAAGTTGCTTCAACATTACCTGACACAAATTTTGCATTAGCAGTATCAAAAGTATAAGCACCACTTACATTTAATGCTTTGTTACCTGTACTTGATGTATCTACTAAAGCAGGGAAATAGTTTCCTGTAGTAAGATTTCCTACTACACTGTTGTCTGCTACATTAGCATAATCAACATTTAAATTTGCTACACGTGTTGTAGAATCTACAACAATAGGTGTTGTGCCTGTTGCTATATTTGAAATTAGTCTGGATGATGTAACTGATGCTGTTGCATTTAAGTTACCAACATTTGCGTTCCCATTAACTGTTAGAGTTTTGTTTGAACTAAAGTCCCAAACAAAATCTCCGTCGCCATCAATAACACCTGAGTTGTTGTACTGAATGCTTGTGTTACTACCTTGAGCCGCTGATCCACCTGATCCGCCACCTACTGATGCAACTGCTCTACCACCTACACCATATACATTTGCTGTTGTTATACCTGTGACATTGTTTAATGCTACTGTGTTTCCTGCAACACCGTTTGCAAGTAATTCATCTGATACTGTTATAGTACCTGGTGCCGCTGAACTTGGTATTGTTTTAACATAATACGTATCATTAGTGTTTAGTGTAGTCGATGATGAACTACCATTAGATAGTGTACCTGTAAATCTAATAGGATCGTTTAATGAAAAGACTTGTGAATCACCAAGAGTTACTTGGTTTGTTGATTGTGCTAAGTCTGTTACAGACGAAAATGCATAATCAGTAAATGCAGAAGTATCGACTGGAGTCGATAATGCTGTATCAGAATATAATGAGAAGGTATTTGCAGTTAAAACGTTAGCATAATATGTGCCACCGTTTAATTGAGTCATACCAACTGCACCAGTGATTGTAACTTCTTGTCCTGATGTTAAAAAGTTTTCTGATGATGAAGTGACAACGCCTGGGTTTGCTTGTGATACATCTTCGATGTATGCTGTAATTGTTCCTTTAGGTGTCCAAGATAGATTACCTAGACCATCTGTTTCAATTGTATAACCAACTGAACCACCGTCTATTTGAACATTACTGATCTCACCTAAGTCAACTAATCCACCGGCGTCTCCACCTTTGTTGACCCAGTTACTACCATCATATGCTAATACTTGTCCATTAGCAACAGTAGTGTTTGATATATTTAAATTTCCAACTGCGCCATCGATTTGGCTAAATGTGATATCAGAGTATGAAGTCAATACTTCAATGTTTTCTAATCCACTAGTTGTTTTTCCGATAAAGACTCGTTTCGCATCACTGGCAAAACCGATTTCTGCTTCGTCTAATTGTGGTAAGTCAACTAAGTTACCAGCCCTTTGTTGAATTTTAGAGATTTGTATAATGCTCATAAGTCTAATCTTTTCCTTTGATTATACTTATTTATCATTGATTTTAAATCAATGTAGCCTTTTACTAGATGTACTTAGTGTAGTATTCCTCTAACTTCTTAAGCCACTGTTGATGATACTTGTCGAACTCGTTACCTTCGACAACAAACTCTTGGTATTCAAAGTCTTTACTGCACATAAACACAACACCTTTTTTAATGTTTGTGCCATATAGTTCGTTGTGTGCATCTGCATAAGCCGCTAATTGAATGAAATAATCATCAATCCATTCACGTTTCTTAGGTCTATTCGTTTGTTTGTGATCCATGATTGCTTCATCACCGTTATGCAATCCTACTAAGTCAGTTGTACCTGCATAGATTTGAGGGAAGTACAATGATACTTCAGTACCCCAAAACTCTTGGCAGTTAACTAAACCTTTATCGATGATTTCTTGTGCCATAATATGACTTTGTTTGCTGTATGGATTTGATCCGTACTGTCCCATGTCACCGGTATCACTCAGTACATAGTTCTCTAACCATTTATGCATACGTGTTCCACGACCTGCGGCTTCAGTAGTGATCTCTTGTGCTTTAGCATAGCCAACTCTCTTACGCCAGTTCTCTAAAGATGCTTTCTTTTCTTCAGATGCAGTAGCACTCAATATAGTTGTTACACTAGGCAGTTTTCCGCCGTCTGGTGTAAGATATCTACGTGAGCCGTCTATGTTCTTTTTCTTTAATTCTTGGTATGGATACTTTTCTGTAATCATTATGGCCTCTTAGGTGTGTCACCGGGCTTACCGTCCCAGTTTTTCTTTAAGTAATCTACTCCCAATTCTTTGAAATACCAAACGTTTCTACAAAAAACTCTTGGGTAATAGTTTACTGGATTGTGATGTGATGATTTTAAATCTTCAGTTGTTT